GTGTCTCTTACTCCTATAACATCGCCAACTAAAATGCGATTGGTTGTGTATCGATCCAATGTCAACTCTCTTAATGAATCACCAAACTTGTTAGTTTCCTTGTTATCAAGTAATTTACTAACCTTTATTCCAGTTGTGACGTGTTGGTAAACAGACCATGGCCGGTCAAGTATTTCAGTAATCCAGATGTATTCACCTAGTGCAACGTCATCTACATTGCCGTTTCTAAGATCTTCTATAGAGCCAGCAACAAAGGTTACGTCGTTTTCGTCTACGTAGCCAGAAGTTCTTACATACTCGTTAGCTAAGGGCTTAGTAAAGAACGGTGCTCCTGTATAGTTAGCAGGCCTATCATACAGTTCAGAAGATTTTATTCTGTAGACCTTTTCCAAATTACTTAGAGGAATGTCATCTGTTAATTCAATAGGCTGCGGAGAAATCCGTATTTGGTCTTGTTTCAAATTGATCTCAATTTGACTTGTGTTATCTATCGCACCATATCTACCAACTTGTATGGCCCATTCTTCAAAGAACTCTAAGCTTTCCTTACCTGCTGCACCTAGTTTCTCAAACATCTTGGACAATGCATTTTTAGTACCTTTGTCCTGAATCATGCCTTGATAAAACTTGTACTGAGAAACGTCATCAGTAATGATGTTTGCTAGGTACTGTCTCTTTTGATAGCCAGTTAGATGTTGTGCCATTCTTTGTAGCTCGGCATCAAATCCGTCTGTATCAAGATCATAGAAGTCAGTAAACTGATTAATCCTATAATCAAAGTTAGTGATTAGTTCTGCTTCTGGCTTCTTACTTAATCTGTACCAAAGGTTAGTATTAAATTCCTTCGAACCTGGTACGTTTTCTGTAGCTACGTAATAGAATTGCTTGTACTTAACCAAGCTGCCAATTTGAAAATCTTTCCAGCTATTCCATTCAGATATAACTGCGCCATCGTAAACAAAACCAGGAATGTTTAGTCCACCGTTCCAATCACCCGAACGATACCCTACTATCTTAATCCGATCTCTTCTATACCCAGTAGATGGCTCATAAATTATATCGTTAAAGATTGTTCGATTGTCTATTACGACTACATGTTCTTTTTGTACTAACGCAAGTGCTACTGAATATAACCCGTCGTCAGTGTTTACTGTTTGTATCCCGAAACTATTTTGGTCTCGTAACAAGCTACTATATTCGCTTAGCAAAGCAAGTCCATCTGCTTTTAGCAAGCTGTATGTATAAAAATTATCAAAAATGTTGTCTACTACGGTGAAGTCTCTTTTGAAATTAACCTTGTTAGCAGCTGGTGAAATTGTAATTGCTGTGCCCGCAGCCCACCCTTGAGTAGACCAAAACAAAAACTCTTTTGCTGCTTGGTTCCAATTATTAACTGTTTCGTTTTCAACATAATTAAAATCGAACCCTAAATCTTCTAGTCTTTGACCGTAACCTAGCAAGAAGTCTATGACTTCTTGCGACGACTCTAGTCTTTCACCATACTGTAGAGATAGTACCTTTCTGTTATCAAAGTTCTTTTTAAAGTTTGCTGACTTCCCTCCGTTTACTGGCAGCTTAGGTAGCTTGGCTAGATTATCTGTAGAAAACAACTGAGCTGATCTGAATCGAGCAGTAGCTCTATAATAAACATTGTTATTTTCGATTACTTGCCCTTCATAAAATTGAGTGTCGGACTGCCACGCTGACGGAATTTCTGATATTCCACCCACAGTTATATCTACACTCGAAGTGCCTACTCTTGGAGCGTAATAATCTAAGAACGGCATATCGTTATTATAGCCGCGTAACAAGAATCCGCCTGCTGTTTTTTCAATGGCTACACCGCTGTATATTACAAAATCAACAGGAGAGCTGGTATTGAATACCACTTCGTAGTTTTCCTGAGGAACGAATACTCCAGCTTGTGTGTCTGTACGCGGAGTTGTACTTTCCAACACTAGATTAATTTTAGACTTATCACTAAAGCCTGCTAGTTTAAACCCTAGCTGATTTCTTAATTCTAAAAACTGTAACTGATAATCGGAATATACAGAAAGTATATCACCTGCTACTAGATTGTAAATGTAATTTACAAAGCCGCTGGTTAATACACGGCTATTGGCTTGCGAAGTATTAGGGAATACTACACCTGTGTTGGACATAAACTTGTTGGTTTCTGTGTAAACCCGTTGACCTACAAGGTTAGTTTTAATTCTGCTGACATCGTACCCGGCACCAAATACTTTAGAAGGTTGGTTCAACAGCATGGTAGTTATTACGGAGAATGGATATTGTGAACTTCTTCTCCACGCGGTTTCGACAGGAGATTGGTCACCAAACTTAAAACTCTGCGTGCTTAATCTTAAAATAAAGTTCTTAACATAGCTAGACGCTAGCGGTGATTTTAACTTTCCTTTTTGGTCTGACGGAATGAAATTTACCAAACCAGGTCTTGCATATTTGCCAAGAAATATAATTTTCTTGCCAGGTTCGCGTACAATGCCCTGTTCAAGGTCGCGCCACATGTTAAGGTTATCACCTGTGTAAGGTGCTGAACCGTAAGATTCGTTCCACCACAACGGCTTAATTCTAAATCCTAACATTTCCCAAGGATGACTATGCGGTCTGTCGGTGTCAAATGCCTGCTTATAAACAGCTCGCCAAAATCCTGGTAGGTCTTCATCTGCTAGATTATTTGCATTAGAATAGTTGTAGGTAAACTCATTAGTCCTATCATAGAAGAAATTATCAGTGTAGTCATTGTCTACTAATTTAAGCCATTGAGTAAACTCAGGTGACAAACTTTTATTAATTTCTGCTGAGCTGAATGTTGACGGTCTAAAATCGCCGCCAAAGAATCCATCTACATCAATTACGTCTTCAGACCATTGTACTTTAATATTGTTAAAAATTCGTTTTTCAAAATCAAGCAACAACTCGTCTCTGAAATCTAAGTAGGCTCGAACATAGCTTCCGTCGTGTCCTCTAATAAAAGGAATGCCTACTGGGTACGTTTCTATCTCAACGTTGTCTTGTCCCCCCAAGAATATTAGTCGCACTGTTTGCTATGTAAACTGATTCGGTTAGACCTTTAAATCTAACTGTTGATATTTGACCCGACCCTCCTGCAACTTGATCTGCGGCTTTTGCAGCGCTCTTAGTAGTATATACAGGGTAAAACCAGCCGCGAACATCATTTGCGCTGGCAACATCTTGTTCGCCGTAGACCTTATATGGGCCGGAATTGGCTGGCTCTGTTGTTTGATACGTGTCGTCAATTGTTAGCTCTGGTGAAAACTTAGGGTACAGTCCCAGCTTACTAGGTGTTGGAGCAACAAATGAACCGTCTGTAACTTCATATTCAATCAGCTCAAGAATATCACCTTCCTGTTGTCCAGCAGTTACAACAACAAATCCTTGAGGATCAAATGTATAATGCTGTCCTACAATTAATTGCTTGCCGTTTAGGTAAACCAGCACGCTGCTTGCAGAAAGAGTTTCTAGATCAAATGCATTATTTAATGCGTATAATTCTGTTCTTGAATCTAGAATCCGGTATTCTATAATATTGTTAGATCCGTAAGCTATCATATCTGAGAAGTAAAACGGTTGTGTTTTGATCTTGTCTTTGTTAACACGCTCTAGAATCTTGTCAACATGCCTTGAAGTGTTACCGTCAAAACCTAGAGTGGTTGCTGTCTCTAAAAATATTCTCTTGAACTTTGCATACTCGTCGCGACTGTATCGCAACGCCTTGACAATGTTGTATTCCTTGCTAGTTGTGTGATATAATGGAAAGTTGATTGATCCCGAATGCTTTACGAATTTCTTACCAAATCTAGAAACGTCTCCTAAGTCTCTTAGGTTTCCTGGGCCTGGAAACGCACCTGCAAAACTAGGAACTTCTTCAATCAACGAATCAACATGAGCTATAACTTCACCTAAAGTAAAGTCTTTGATATCCTCATTTAGAGGATTTCTTTCTAGGTTATGTGGAAACTCATAATAGCCATTATTATTCTTAACAGTTTTTGAGTCTGTTTTTATCTGTACAATATCACCGTTTAGTAGGTTCTTATCAAATTGCACGATTGCTACTTTATTAATTCTATTAATTGCGTAGTCAACGTTAATAAGTTGCAGTTTGTTGTTTACATACACAATAGTTGTTAAATCGTTCAGTAAGCCAGAATCTTTGTATACATCAATACGATAGTTGTTGTTTTCAATATTAGTAACTTCGTATTGTCTAATCACATACTGCTTGGATTTAACTGGAGTTTTGGACCATCCGTTAAGCCACTCAAAGCTGGTTCTTGCTGAATACTTTCTTAGCAGAGCACTGTCAGTAGTTACTTCGACTATTTCTTCATCTACCTGATATGTAAATTTATCACTAAGAAGATTAAAGTCAAATAGTATGTCCCCTGAGTTTTCGATATTTCTGTATGTTAAAGGAAAGCCTAGCTCTGGATCATTAGATCCTAATCCTTGCCTATAGCTAAACAGTTTGGTTCCGTTAAACGTCGTGCTATCATAAAAATCCTGGCTTTCTAAATAATTGCCGAACAGAGAATCACACAGATCAAAACGTGGCGCTTGGTTTAACGTTTCTTTTAGTTGGCCTTGCTTCCACGTGTTATCGTAATAAAAGCTGACGCCGGCATTTGCTTTGCCTTGTGTTACCAGTACAGTTTCATTTTCCTTAGGTTCGCTGTCCTCTACCTCAACTAAACTAATTTGTCGTTGATCACTAACATTAATAAAAGTGACTTCGTAAATCTTACCATTTACAAGGATGTCGGTATCTGCTGTAAACAATACTCGCATGCCCTGTGTTAGATCAACATTATCTACGTTGTATCCCAGCTGTCCTTCAATAGTAGAAAACACATCTTTTGTAAAATCGTCAATCAGCGTAACGTCGGCTTTAGCTTCTGTTCCAAAAGAATACAGCTTTAGTCCTGCTTCAAATTCAATAATAGGACGTTTTGCTCTAGTTTCTTCGTCGATATTTATAGGAAGATCGGCTTGCTCAAAGCTGGCAGTAATAACATCTTTATGGAACCATCTGTTATATCGCGACCACGCATTACGGTCTTTGCTTGCTCGGTTACTTAATATGTAGTCTTTTGATTTAGCATACGAACTGGCGTTAGCAAACGGGAACCTGTCAAACTGATCAGAGTCGTAAGGAATCAACTTGTTAGTAGAGTAGGCCGCAGGTATAACCAGGTCAGCTTCGTTAATTAATCTTATATTGGAGCCCACTCCTTCAACATACCATGCTGAGTTAGCGTAGTATGCTGGAGTTATGTTTCCAACAAAAGTTAGCTTCATACCGTTACTTAGGTCTAGTCCTGTTGCTGTTTGATATGTTTTCTTTCCTAGTATATCATCAGCAACATCAAGAAAGGTATTACTCTCTATATCGTAAATTCGAAAAAGTCCGCTAGTGTCGATACTATTTTTACTTAGGTAGAACACTCGTTCCGCTGCATTATACGGTACTGTAAATTCAATTGTACCTTTCTCAATATACGCAGTAGATACTTCTTGGCCATTTTCGTCTAATTTACGAACGCCGTCCGGAAAGAAAGTAGATACATTTACTGAATCATCAAATATTCTGTTAACAGAAAACGCTAATGGATATCCAGGAGTGTTGATTTCAAATCTGTATGTCTGTCCTCTGTAAAGTTTTAGAGTTGGATTTCTTGTCGCAGTGTCATTAAATACATAGGCAACATTGTCGCCATCGTCTACAGTTGAAACTGAGTAGGTGCTTACAACGTCACGCTGCTCGCCTGATACTTGAATAGATAAAGGTCCATTGGGTAGCCAGTAGTACTCACGAAAGTTAACAAACTTATCGTAATCAATATGAGGAGCCCAAGCGTAAGTGTCTTGTGAATTCAAACGGCTTGCGTTATCTGTGTTTGCGCCAAAATACCTCAGCGAGCCAAGGTAGTCGTTATAGTCTTTATAAAAAGTAACGTTGTCTAGATTATCTTTAATAACAGCCACTGGTTCTAGTTGATAATTGCCTCTATCAATACTTACGTCACCGATGTAATTGTCAGTACTCTTATAGGCCTTGGCAGTCTTACGCCCAACAAACCCGTTAAGCTTTTCAGCTACGCCGGGCTGAATTAGCTGATCAATTGTGCCTTGCAGAAATTTTCTGTTAGCTTCTGTCCTAAAGAATTTAGGTAGAAGGTCTGCTGCTGTACGCTTAGTACTACCCGGTGTTGGAAGTGGGCTTTCGTTTTGACTATCGTTATAAGCCATTATTAATTATGTCCTTATCTAGATATAATGCCTGAAGTAGCTGTCATAACGCTAGTTATTACGTTACCGCTTGCTTGCAATTCTGTTGCTGTTAGTTCGTCAATAATTTCTACATCACGTACACTAGCAGCACTAATAAAAATTTCATCAAGTTCGGATTTTATTTCAAATAAACTACCAAACGATTGTGAACCTTGTCTTGGTACAATTACTATACTTACTAATTTGGGTGTCATTGTGTTCATAATATATGCACTAAGTTCTTGAAAGTAAAAAGTCTCTCCAAAGTCCCAATTCTCAATAGCAAAAAACTGATTCATTGATTCAATTATATCTGCTTTTAACTCATTTTCGTTAACTACTATTGATTTATTTCGAACCACTTTAAACTTAACTTGTAAATCATTCATTGCTTTCTCACCAAACAGTACCTTGTACTTAACTGGATGATAAACTATCTCGTCACTAATTGACTTTATTGCATTAATTGCGGTGCCGTAAGATCTGAACAGGCTATCACTACTTTCAGGTTTTGGTTTTACTGCAATTATTCCTGCAACATATTTTCTAACTTCTGTATCATAATTCTTTGTTAGCAAGAAAGTATCAATAATATTACTTGCGCTGGGATCAATTCTATAATTGCTGTCAGCTACGTGCACGTAATGAAACTTCAGCTCTGACCTTCCAAAGTAAACTTTATAATCTGTATTAATCGTTGTATTATTTAACAATTTATTTAGAGTCTTAAATACGCCTACCTCAAACAGGTAAAATATTTGTCCTTCCTGTTCTGCGCTATAAATTATGTTCGACTGGTTACTAACTACCTTAATAGAACCACTCGAGTTATCGAAAAATCTAAAGTCTTCTACTCCGTCAGACGTTGTAAATCGCTGTTGAAAGATGATTTTCTGAGACGGTAATACTTCTGGTTCGACAATTCTATTAAATAGGTCCGGATCGTCAATAACACCGTCGTTGTCTAAATCAACAAACTGTATTTCGATCTTTGTAGTATCTACATATCCTTCTTCGTCTCTATAAGCATCAGAAATCCCCCAGTTAAAATCTCTTGTGAAACTACTAGCACTGTCTGGCTGCTTATTAATTCCTAATACTCGAATCCCATCACGAGCAATTTTTCCTGTTTTGGGATTAAAGACTTTGTCTGCGCCGTCAAATGTAAACCGGACTTCGTCTTTACTTTCGAATACGTATCTAAGATTGCGATGAGTAATAGTATATGTATCGCCATTGGTTTTAAAATTCAATAACCAACTTGCATCAAGATTTTGTCCGCTAAGATCTCCTGCTTTACCTGTGCTAAATTCAGATAGTGTATTAATATTCGATGCAAGCACCAATTGCCACTCACGAGAGTTTGTGTTATATCTAAGTGCATAATCTTTGTAAGCAAATGTTTGATCAATTAGTTGCGTTTTTAGATCAGTTAAAAGCGTCCTGGAAATCTTTGGAATAACTTCACTAAGCAGCGAACCATTAGGAATAAGATCAACTAGTGTAATAGGACCCCTGTCGTCTATGGTCAAAGTTGTTCCGTCTGATATAGTGCCGGCAACCTTGGTCCATAGGTATATAGTTGAGCCATCTAGATTTGGGTTAGCTGTATAAGTACCGTCTTTTAAGAAATACTGCTGCACTCCGTTAACAATAGGCGCCACAAACTTAAGAAGAGTTCCGGACTCTACAAATCGTAAATTATTAGCAGTAAACGCGCCGACAGCGTAGGCTTCGCCCTGTGTGTCATTAAGGAATCCAGTGTACTGGTTAGTAAATTTCGTTGTATTTTCCCAACTTGCACTTAAATCCGAAGTAATTGTTCTTGGAAATTCCGAGTAGTAAAAGTTCTTGAGGTTAGTACTATTAATGATATCCTCAACAGTATTAACCAATATGCCTTCAATATCACTTTGTGAAGAAAATGCAAATTGTGTTTTTACCTCGTATAATTCTTTATATATAATGCCGTCATCAGCAAACAAACTAGTATTAGAATACTTGCCACTTGCATCTTTTAAATCAAAATATCTACTTATGCCACTACTAACTCTGTTAACACTCTTAGTTTTTATAATGTCTTGGCTGACTGCAAGAGGACCTATGTTGTAATCTTCGCCTGTGATTAATCGATTCTGTGTATAATAAGTCGCAGGTGCATTTTGTTTAATACTGTCGTTAGATTCAGTAGGAGTACCATTAGATACTGTATAGTTTAATCTTAGTACAAACGTTAGTGTTTCAAGCGAACCGCTGCGGCTTTGATAAGGAATTTCAATAGTGACGTTGCCTACTGCGCCAGGAGAAATTACACTGAATCTATTCAAGCTGGTTCTGTAATATATTTTAAAGTTTCCTGCTGGAAGATTACCAAAAATTCCGTCACTAAACACTAGATTAATTCTATCACTAATACGAGTAGACACAGCATACACATTGCTAACACCTTTAAAAAGGCTGTTATAGATAATATTGTTGCCTTCTACTGCGTCTAGTTTGGACCAAGAGGTAGTCTCAAACCCGTTTGTATCCACGCTGTAAAGCCATACATCGTCGTTGTTAATGTTCTCTGCGTCAATGCCCACGATCTGGTTCGGGATCGGATTGGTTACTGAAAATGTACCCTCGTCAAGCCTACCCTGCCGAAAGTGCATGAAAAATCCTGTGTTGTTAGAGCCTGCTCCCTGGCCGTCATCTCTAAACAAAAACGCGGGGCTAGTGCCAGGCAGCGGCGGCTCTTCTCTTATTACACTATTAGAAAAGTCAGTAGATACTACTTCATATCTAGTACTAACTCCTTCAATAGACTTTGTAAACGGAAACACTGGGATCCCAGTGTTAGTTGCGTTTAAGCGATATTTCTGCGTCTGTACACCGTCAATATTTTCAGTCTTTAAAGGACTGCCTACTGAATTGGTAACCGGAAGAGCTGCGTTTATTATCTTAATGAATTGTTCGAAAAAGTTAGGATTACTTTGATCGTTCCAACGGATTGCGGAACCTGCAAGATTTAATCCGGCACTGTCGACAACCTGCTCTGTGGTCTTTACTGTAGAAATTTTAAGCAGTCCATTAGCTGCTTGATTTCGTCGAGGATTGTAAGCCAACATACGTGCAAGACGCAGTACGCTTTCCCTGCGTTCAGCCGTTTCAAGGAAGTTTTCTCTGGCATTTAAGTCTATTCTAAAAGATAGGTTTTGACCTAGAAACGCGATCATATCAATAAGAGCAAGATATTCGCTTGATTCGATATAATCGTTAAAATCTTCAGGGTAGTTTTGTCGCAGATAATTAATCATGGTTCTGCGCAGGTTGTCAAAATCATAGCTCTGGAAGTCAGCGTTTCTGAAACTCTGATAAATTCTCTTCCAGTCTTCTGCTACTAAAAGCCGTGTTTGTCTATCTGTTGCAGACATAAATTAGATTCCTCGTTAACTATGATATTTATCATAATAAAAAACTGCGTACTTAATTAAGTTAGGCCGTTTTTCTGGTCAAAGGTAAATGTAATTGATTCAGAGATGTCGTAAGGTAAGTATGTGAGTTCACAATCAATGGAAATACCCTGTTCGTATGAGTCAACTATTACTTCCTTAGCCGACAGTCTAGGATCAAAGTTGATAATAGTTGTTACGTTTTCAATAATTGCTTCCTGTACAGCCGGAGTGAATGGCTCAAATAGCATATCCCAAATTATACATCCGAAGCTGGGGTTTGATAACTTTTCACCTTGGCGTATATGAAAGTGATTAATTAGATCCTGTTTAATTAACTCAAAATCATATAAAGAAAAACCTTGGTTAGTCTGCGCTACAGAGCTAAACCCTCTATAGGCTCGGCCTGCCGAAGCAGTGGTTTTGGTAGGAGTTACTCTTATTCGTTGGTATAAATTCTTTTCTAGGCTGCTCATATCGTATTTACCTCACTTAGCTAGTGCTTTGTGGGCCTGGCAGAATAGCGTCATCTACGCCGCTAGGCTCATTAGTATCTGATGCACCACCTACTAATGGTACTCCATCATCTCTATTGTTTGACGGACCTTTAGGAATAAAGCCTCTGCGGAATTTAAATGCTCCTCCTTCGCCTTTGTATGTACTAAAGTGCATAGCATCGTCAATTGACTGCCATGCTCCGCCCCATCCTAGTCCGTGTTTATTCGCTAACGAAAGCGTTGATTTTGGCATATCAGTAATAGGAGCATTTGGTGGACGGGGTGAAAAGAACCCATTTGGTCCGTTGTTAAACACCGGATTAGGTGGATTAATATCTATGGCTCCTCCGCTGGCGTGAATCGACCATCCTGATCCACTTACTGTTTGTCGTTTAGCATATCCAAGTAATGTCTTTATCTGATAGCCAGTAGACTCTAGGTCATCAATAAATCCCTGGAAATTAGTAACAAACACCTCTGCTACTTGCGCAGTTAGGCCAGACCTAGTTGTAATTGTACCTAACGCGCCGTCACCTATAAAGAAACGCTGAGAAATATTTGACGGTGTCCCTCTATTAGGGTCTATTCTAGCACCGTTAGCATACGAAGTAATGGAATTCTTTGATTCTACTGAGTTATTAGTAATAGTTGAGTCACCTGTTCCGCCGTCAAAGTTTTCGCCGCCACCGCTGTTAAATACAGTCTGACTAGATTGAGGACCAAACCCTCTAGTAAATGTATCAGGTGTTAGTATTCTGTCGTTTACTGCTAGGCCACCGGGGTCTTCTCTATCAGATTGTTCCTTCTTATAAGCTTGCGGATTCATGTTTTCGTGATGTGACCACGGTTCATGTTGTGGAGCTCTTGTTAATATGCTTTCATAGGGTACTGGTTTTATAGATCCCGGAAACATGTAAGGTAGCGTGACTGTGGGTAGTTCTTCTGCACGTTCTGCATCTATTGCATTTTCTGCGGTTAATGCAATTTTTACAGACGGGCTTGCTGCTCCTACTGACCCTGCTGCTCCTTCAATGCTAATGCCAGCAGTTGCACTAATAGACATTGCACTTTTTGACTCTATTACAGCAGTACCAGCAGTAACTTTATATGCAGCTCCGACATTCTGACTTAAAATACCAGCAACTGAAAAACTGCTGTTTGCTTTTATAGCAATATCACTAGAGTTTGCACTTAGTAAGTAGGAAGTTCCGACACTGTCATGCACTGTTTTGCCGGCAGTTCTATATATGCTGCTATCTGCTTTTTGATGAATAGATTTATTCGTCAAGATGTTTATATTTTGTTTAGCGTGAATATTATAAGTCTGATCAACTAGCTGATTCGAGTTCAGCCCAACTACTACATCGCTGTTTCCTTCTATGGTATGTTTATAATTATTGCCTACTAAAACATTAGTATCCCATGCACTTTCTATCTGTATTCTGCCACTTTCCTTGTTATCTAAAAACTGTGCACTATCGGAATATCTAGCACTTGCTTTCATATTGATATTTCGTCCAGCGTCAATATTAAAGTCTCGTTCAGCAGTGAAGTTGATATCAGTGTCTGACATTACCGAAATGCTGTCTTGGGCATGTATATCTATCTTGCCATCCGAGGTAATCTCTATCCAAGCAGTACCTCGGCTATTTCCAATATATATTAAGTCTTCAGAATTATGTAATACAATCTGGTGCCCTGTTCTGGTCCGAAATCGTATCATCTCATTCTGAGGTATTGTAGTGTCGCCGCCAGCTTGGCCAGCTTGCTTGTTTACATAAATTGGCGGACCGTCTTCTGCGTGAGTTTTACGCACGAACTTTTCGTCGCCGTCGTCCATAACAAAGCTAGAACCGCCTAGTCTATTATAAGGAACGCTTGCACTTTTTTTATCAGGCCCAAATGCCGCGCGGGGCGCGCCAGTTCTTTTGTCTCTTGGTCCAGGTGTCGATATACCAAACACCATCGACGGAACTTCTCGACGAGCCGATGTAGTTGTAGTACCTCTTACTTCATCAGATAGTAATCCTTGTATTTCAAGAATTCGCGTAAAGTCCTTGTTATACGGCTTTTTAAATAAAGTGGGATCTAATGCTTCACCTGTTTCTATACGTTTATTGTACTCGCCTACCGGCAACTTCGCACCGGTTAATTCTGGCGGAGTATCCGGAGTGGTAAGATTTGTACTAGCTCTTCCATCAGGAACCATAAAGTTCATATAATCGTCTTGAATACATCCGATCCAATATCCGTAGTTAGGATTTCCTTCAGCAAACGTAACAAGAACCTTTGTACCTACGTCAGGAGGCACCGCCCAAAAACCATAGCTTTTTTGCGAGTTAGCGTAACCGTCTTGAGGGGTTGCCCCCTTACCTGGGGTAACCCCATAAAAAGGACTTAGGTACCTTACGTTAAATATCTCGCCGCTTTTTTCTGGAGTGTTCGCTCCACCGGTATACTTTAATATTTCAACCTCAAGTGACCCCATATAACGAGTGTCAAGGTTGTTTACTACAATCGCCTCATACGGTCCTGCATCTTTTACTATTGAGCTTTTAACCGCTGAGCGATTATACGAATCTTGAGACATTTAAAACTCCTGGGCTATTATCTGGCGCCTGTTAAAGGTCCACTAGGTAAGCCTTGATTAATTTGTATCCTAGTTAACGGAATAGGCGGGCCTTGCCTTGCATCTTTCTCTTCAATTTCTTCTTCTGGTGATTTTCCTACAGATGCGTTATCATACACTGCACCTACTCCGCCTGGCGCTGGGCCAGCATACCCCGGCGGGGCAACAGCGCCAGAGTTGGTAGTTTTACCTTTAGCCGGGCCTATGTTGCCGTTAATAATAGGGTTAGCTGCTGCGGCATTAATTCCATAGAGTAGCACATCCTTAACCGTTTGCCCGGTTCTAAAATCGTAACGATCGTCTAGTGGATCTATTGGCCTGTAATCGTAAACGTTTTTGCTAACAGGTAACTCAGATGCAGGCAATGGTCTAGCGCCGGCATTGCCGCCGGTATATGCACCTACTCCTATCCCTGCCGCAATAGCCGCTGTTTGTGATTTTGGGGTAGACCCAGTTGCTGGTATTACTCCGTTCGGCCCTGTTATTAGTATAGATACAACCCGGTCTTCCCCGTCAGTTATTTCTAAAATATCTTCTAATTCCTGAAAAAATGTGTCTGTATTATGTTTTGTTGCATTAAATTCTTTTGTAGAATAATAACTCTCGCCTTTGATTACGCGGCGGTTAGCTCCATTTAAAGGATATGGTACAGGAATACTAGAAAACTCCTGGGCTAATCGAATCATAAACTTATCCGAAGTTAATGTGCCCGCTAACCATTCGTTCATTAATCGTACATTCTTTAATCGGCTGATCATTAACGCATCTTGTATGCCAGCCGTAAACCTAATTTTTTCAGCGTCTAACGCTAAAGAATTTATAATCTGCTCTAGATCAGTTCTTACTATCTGATACCTTCCTACTGCATTAGAGCCAAACCCTTCGTTGGTTCTTACTTCCTGAAATCGTAGTACCTCACTTAATGTCATTTGCGTTAGACTAGGCTCTGAAGTACTAGGCCACAATGTAGTGTACGGGTTTGAACCTTTGAGAGATTCTCCTTTGCCAATAAGAGCCAATAACGCAATTTGCTGTGCTGTAATTGTTATTTCTGACATTTATACTTTCCTATGCGCTTTACTTATATTAAGTACTGTACTGAATTATAATTTTGATGTATCTTCTATCGGCCGCCAAATGTTTTTCCTGCTCCTCCTTGATTAATATTAACTCTTCTAATAGCAGATGAAAGTTCTTGTTGATCATTTGTTGTGTTTTCTCGTGACGGTGGCGCTGGAAATACTGAATTATTTTGCGCAGTTAGGTTGTTGCCGCTATCAGACGCAGTGTTCGCCGGCACTGCATTTACTAAATTTTGACCATCTGTGGCGCTAGACGATTGTTTAACAGGAGTCTGTCCGGCGCGAGCTATTCGAGGCGGTCCTGGAGTATCACTGAGCACTACAGCATCACTAAGCTTAGCACTATCGTCTAGTATAACTGATCCAGCATTATTAGGTGTTGAAGGATCGTCTTGGCCTCTTCTTCTAATCAACTTAATATTCTGCTCAAACTTGCCGCCCGAAAATGAATTAGTAACAGCCCACACACTAAACAACCCACTAAACTGTTTTACTACTCTAGGGAACTCCATTGTAGCTCCTTCAACTTGATAGTCGAACGGAGTTTTAAAATTTACTACAACAAATACCTCGTCCATCATGTAATTAAATGTACCTTCTTCCAGAACATTTGAATTTTTAATAGGACTTCCTTTAAAGTTTCCAGTTTGTTGAGGTATAAAAAAAGGATCCCCCATTATTTTCATTTCAGCAGTAATCATATCAAGCGTTTGATTTATTATAGCATTATGGAATTGCTGTGCTATTCTAAGACGTATGTCCGACGATCTTGACCCGTTGGCAGAAAGGAGCTGCGCTTGTCTATGTGTCATTTCGCCTACTCTGGCACCAGGTTCTAAACTAGTATCACTAGCGCTTTGTTTTACTACTGACGACCCTGTAGTTGCTGCTAGTGCACCGTTACTAACTGCATTGTCAGCAGTACCTACACCTCCAGAGTTTTGTCCGTAGTTACTAAATGCTGTTAGCATAAACGCATTGTTAAACAATAAATCAAAATCTAATATTTCTTCGTTGCGTCCAGTATAGATATAATTGTATTCTTTTGCAGCCTGCGTCTTTAGTTGTTCTGTATTTTTTGGTTTCTGATTTGTAGACAGAGTTTTTGCTTCGTCAGGATAATACGGAATAACGTTGAACAAATATATCTTAGCAAATGCTCCTCGCTGAGATTCAGCTGCCGGTGTGGGATCAATAAACACCTGAGTATCTATTTTAAACCAGTTTCGCGTACCGCGTCGCGGACCGTTAACAGCGCTGTCAGCAGTTGATTCTACAGCAGCGTACTGACTTCTAAGAACAACTTTTTCTATCATAGTAATTATTGTTTCGCCTTGGCTAAATTTATGTTCTCTTGCTTTAGGCTTAGGATTGTTTCCTGGACGTCCAGTATCTTCAAATAACTCAGTTTCAGTGTTATACGCTTGTTCAGGCGTGGCTTGGGCTTTGTCACCTCCTTCACTTATTTCATCTATAATTGAACTTAATCCAATACTGTTCATTTGACTAGTGTCTCGAGCATATTGCTGAAGTCTGTCATATAAATGCGAATTAGGAACAACGGATATGTTACCAGTTGTTACCGTTGCGTTGTTTAGCACAGGCGTTACTCCTTGTTCTTGTCTAAGTTCTACATTTTTTGAAAGTCCTTCAGAGTTGTCTACAAATTCTCTAGAAACTGTGTTATTAAATCCGTCAAGATCACTAGGAAATGCAATTATAAACCGGTCGTTCTTTGTGGTAACATTTTTGTCTTCGAGATTTAATAATCTCTGATTCATTGTTTCAGCTACGCTGTTATCATCATTATTTAACACTTCCCATACAGTTGTTCCCACTGCGTTAATAGTAGTCTTTGTTTCGTTAATATTATCATCTAGTGCAGTTTCGCTAAATGGTACTGCAACTACAATATACTCACTGCCTGCACTAGTTACACTAAGTTCTACTTTGGTTATCTTTATAGGCAC